AGCACGAGTATAAGCGATAGCCTTAGCGCGTGTTTTCTCTGCATCCTGCACACCTTTCATTGCTTCCGTAACGCCTTTTAAGTCTGCTTCCGTTTCCGTAAGTGTTGCTTCTGTAATTCCGCTGGTTTTAGCGGATCTAACCAATAACCAAACAACGCCCCCCAGAATAGCAAAAACCCCAAATAACAATCCATAAGCTAAACCCATATTACTGGCCTGTTATGTTAAAGTCTTTAGCGGCAATCAATCCAACGCCAGCAGATATAGCAACAATCAGCGCGCCGAAATCAATCGCTGCAATGCCGCCTGTGGTATATTGTGTGATTGCAACACCTACCGCTGTAATGATTGCGGCAACACCGCCTAAAGTAGTTTTAATATTTTTCATGATTTTATCCTTTCAAAAATAAATCTTGTTCTGCTTTTCTACGACGGGTTAATCCACGCAGACTTACTTTTTTGCCGTTGACTATAGCTTTATCCCAAACAAGAAACTGTTCAGCTGCACCTGCATAATCTAGCATATTCAGCTTCCGCAATAAAGTTGATTTACGAAACGCGGGCGAGCCGATATTGAAAATTAGACTTAGTAGCGCGTCATTTTGATTGCCTGTAAGCGGTGCCGTTATTACTCCATCTAATTCAGCTTGAAAACCTACTAGCTGGCGCTCTAACGCATATTCTGCCTGTGTGCGGGTGATAGGCTTGGTAAGTGTGGTAACTGGCCTGCCATTCCAACGGGTAAAGCCTATGCCGATTGTCCAAACACCAGCAGGGCAACGATAGGGCTTGGATTCAAAGCCTTCAAATTCTGTAATAAGTTTAATTGCTTCTTTCATGATTCTAACTCTTTTTGCAGTTTAATCATTTCGCTGCGGGCATAATCACCCATACGCATTTGTTGACGGTCGCAATAATTTTTCATATTTAATAGCGCACGAAGTTTAGCTTTGGGATTAGTAAGCTTTTTCCATGAATCCATTGAGTTATTCATGATACTTTTACCTCTCCTAGTTCACTTAAAGACAATTGCATCAATGAATTAATACTATCATTTTTCGCCGTTATCAACACATTGATAGGAATGTTATATTTTAAGGACATAGAAACGGCGGCAAAGGCCAGCGATTGCGCGGCTGTGTTATAAATAGTGCAAAAAATAATAATGAAAACGTAAACGAGTTTCATTGTGAACTCCACCACTTTGCCATCATATCAATTTTATTAATCACTAAACTACCAACAGAACCCGCCACGGTTACAATCAATACCAAAATTGCACCGACCTTTAAGCCTTGCACCGTGATAGCAGTTTCCATAGTCCTAATGCGCGCCTCGTGGTCATCTAAGCGGGTGTGTATATCATCTGACGATTTAGTGATTGCCGCAATGATTTTATCGGTATCCGCCATTATTCACCTCTTACAAAAAAATTACTAGTCCATTGCATTATCCACGAAGGCGAATCCGCATAGGCTATCTCAGGCGCAAGTCCTGCTGCTGTTATGACGTAATCATTTGGATTGCTACTGATATTTGCGCCTGCCGCATTCATTGCATCCAGTAGCGTATCAAATTGCGATTGTGTTTGTCCTACACCATAGAAGCGAAAATCTTGCCATGCTTCCGTAGCGATTGTGTTGGAATCTGGAAGGTTAAACGAAAATACGCTGTCCCCCATATCAGAAGCGAGTGCAATTTGTCCAGTAAAGGTATCAACATAAATGGAATCATTATTTACGGTGCCGCGCTCGTCAAAATAGTTCGACTGCCACCAAATACTTTTCATCGAAGTTGTATCAGTCCAGCGGGTGTAAAAGTTGCCATAAGCTATCCCATCACCGCCATGAGAGGTCATCTTAATCATTGCGCCCATTTCTAGCGTGTTGTTTTGCTGCCAGAAGCGGATCGGCGCTGCGTAGGTATGTTGCACCTGCGTGGTGAGATAATCGTCAATAGCAGGGTCATAGGATGGATTGCGTGCTGTGTTGCTGGTTAGGCCAATATAAATGAGGTTATCCTCAATATAGTGAAACTGCTTGTCACTGCGCCACGAAATCACATCGAGGTCACGCATTAAATGCTGCTGTGGCTCGTAAAGGAAGCTAATGTCCTTTTTCTTATACCATGGCTGTGCGGTGTAGTATTTAACCATATCACACCGCCGCATTTTTCAGGAAATACACATAGCCGTCATTGGTGTTGACGCGGCCTAATACGATAAGCCAGTTGAGATCGTTGGAGTAACAAGATGAATAATGGCTGTAAGTAGTGAGGCCAGTAATCAGCGGGCGGCTTAACAAATCAACCGCTAAATTTTGATGCGCTATAGCCGTAGCACCGCTAACCGATACGCCGCGCCCGATATTAAACTCATTGCTTGCGTAAAATGCAAAACTGGGAGTGGTGTTATATATTCCTGCATTGCTTGTATCTGTGTAAAGTGACGGCGTGGAAGAAATATCAATGACAATTACTCTAAAATTTGCTGTTGATTGCATAATATGAGATATAAGCCCCGAAATTTCTGTCTGGTAGCGTGAAAAGTTGCGCGAAGTAGAGCGCAAAGAGGTGCTATTTTGGAATGTTGCAACCGTCAGGCTGTTAATAGAATTTGCTACCGTGCTTACCGTAAAGGTGACTTTATTCACATAGCAAGTTGTTAAACTGCTGCCGTTGGTTGCCACATAGTAAGCCACACCACCGCGCAGATAAGCACTAGCTTGATCCATTGCTACGCCCGCGCCTGTTGCATCCACATCACGCGTTACATACACGGCCGCAGGAGTGCCAACGGTCAAAGTCCACAAGGCAGAAACAAAAGAGCGAGTGCCACCATTGTTAAATTCATTCAGGATAACAAAGTGAGTGCCATCCTCTGCAATTACAATATCGGTAATGCCACGGGCAAACGCCTCTGCACGCCCTGCATCACCTGCATCGCTGCTGATTTGTGTGCTTGTTACCGTGGTTCCCGAAGCCCCGCAATTGATAAAATATAGGTCATTATTTACACCAAGTAGCCAGTAATTCGTATTTGGAACACGGCGTAGTAACATGAGATTATCAACGCTAGAAGAAACAACAGTCACCGCACTACCAACCGAAGGCGTGCCCGATTTCGTAGCTATCCGAACCGTAGGATAACCACTGGCATCGCGGTAAAACACCACGAATCGGTCGCTGTCGATAGGCTCAATGCGGCTGTTGTCATCAGAGGGAGCAGAAGTCGATAAAGTCCCCACGCTAACAGGCGTTGGCTGCGAAGTCGGCGCTTTAATCCAATCTTCAACGGGGAAGCTGGCAGAATCAGAAGCAACATAGGCGTTAAATAAGCTCATTATCTGCGCTCCGTTACATTGATTACAAGATTTTGCAGGCCAGTTGCAGCGGTTACATCTGCAACCACCCAGCGCGGGTCTCCTGCCGTGATAGTATTGGCAGCCGTGAAAGCATTTTCATCAACAGTAGTTGAAACTGAAAAGCTGCCTCCCGTTATAATCGTGCCACCTGCAACGGTTCCATCGGTTGAGAGATATAAATCAATCGTGCCAGTGCCAGCAGTACTTTCCATATCACCAGCGGCAAGCGTTAGCGTTTCATTGTAATAGCCCACAATATACTCGCCCACCGTCACATTCGATGGAATAAGTGCGGTGCTATCAATCTCACGCGCAGCCGTAGCGAGGTTATCACGATCAACAACCCCGCTATCAATCGTCCAAACCGTACCGCCGCTGCTAACCGTAATATCACCTTTATCACCATCCGCAACCGTACCATCAACACCGCGCACACCTGACACTTGAAAGTTCCAAGCCGCTATCGTACCGCTGCCGCCTGTTGCCGTGACATTCACGGTGTAAACCAGCCCCACCACAGAAGTGACCTGCCCATACATAAAATTAGCGTCATTTGCTTGATCCGTTATCAATACAAATGCGCCATCCGTAATCTGCACGCTGGTTGCAAGCGTGAATACCTTGCTGCCTGTACCAATGGCAACCAAGCTTGTGGAGGTGCTATATAGCCCCTGCCCTAGCTGGTTTAATGCAGCCCGAAATACGCGATTAGGAAAACGCGCCTCTGCTGGATATTCAGCACCGCTTGCGCCCGTGGTTGCGGGTAAAACCTGAACATGCCCTAGCCCATCTTCACCTACAAAATCCGCAACATCAAAATCTAATCCATCTAGCGTAATATCAGCCATTTTAACCCTTCCATTCTTGCAATCTCAAAGGCACTGCATCAAAACCATAATCAGCGTGTGCAAAAAGCCCAGTATCAACTTGTGTTACCATTTTACTTGTTTTTAGCCACGTTGTCAGTCTTTTAGGATAGGGCAACCAGATAAAAGGCCGATTGATTCCGTACTGGCGCGATAATTCAAAAAAAGTATTCATGACATCATCTTGAGGCATGTACTCCACTTGTCCCTCAAATATATAAGCGGGGTCATAATTATCAAACCGCTTTAATCCGCCGTCCAATTCTGAAACCTTCGTAAACTGGCGCAATCCATAGCTTGCACCATAAGCGGGATTGACTGGCAATTGAAACGCCGTAGCCACTTCAAACATGCCGATTTGAATAAAATCATCCGCATTATCGGGGTCAATTAAATCGAGCTGCCAGCTTTGCGCTTGATATGGCGCATCTAAAAATATAGGCAAAAACGGAATTTGCCCCGCTATTTCTTCATTGCTATAAGTGCCAGTCCAAAAAAATGGAGTGTACCATGAACGCCCCGCATAAGTATAAACAGAAGGCCAAATATTCACCTCGCCACTATCATAAATCGAAGTCGTCCAAGCGGAATCACTATAAAGCCGCAAGCGATACCGTGGCGAAGTAGAAGGTCGCATATTATGCGCTGCAATGCCGAATATCTGTAAAGCGCGAGGGCTTGTAGAAGTGCCACGCAAGTAAGGCGTAAAAGCAGGGCTGCCAGATAGTGCATCGCTTCTTGCAACCCGCGCATAAATATTTGTCGCTGCATTGGTTGCAGGATATGAAGCAAGCCAACCGTTGCCTGAATAAGTAAAGTTTCCCGTGTGAGAGGGATACCCAATAACGGCGTTTAACGTTCTATCTATCCCCACAATTCTAGCTCCACTGTTTTAGCCCTAGCATCATACAGTATACCGTGGATATTGAAAAGGGCGCCGTTGTCTAATCCAAACCGTGGATAAAATACTTTTACTACATCACCCAGGTCAATTGCGCCTGCTAAATCCACATCATATTCTGCCACTAATCTATACAGATTGCGCCGCACACCGTATAAATCAAGATAGTGGTTCGCCAGCGCGGTTGCGTCAGTTTCATTATCGACAATCGTATCAAATACTAACTCGATTGCTTCGGGGTATTGCGTACGAATTGCGGTATTTGTTACCGTAATACTGCGATAAGGAAGACCGTAATAAAGCCGTGTTTCTTCTGTTACCGCTGGTGCAATTGTTCCGCCATCTTGAACCGTCCAGTTTTTCTGGTAATTAACGGTAATCTTCCATGCAGGTATTCCACGGCCTTCATCGTTGCTTACCAACCGCTCTAGCTGCTCAATTTTATAATCACCAAGCCCCGCAACTTCGGGATATATAAACCGCTTAAATGTTGCCGCGATTGTAGGGGTAGGCGAACCGCTAGGGTCTTTAATTTGCCTAAAATTGTAAACACCCAAACGATTAGGCGCATACCACCCACCATAAGAAGCTGCCAGCATATCCAAAACAGCGCGATAAGTTTCAGATTTAACCACCACACCAGCATCATAATTTGCCACTGCTTGTAATGCCGTTAAATCAGCCGCCGAAATATCACCACTATCAACGCCAGCATCTAAAAGCAATCGTTGCACTAAGCGAGGCAATCGATTGTCATTTGCCGTTGCGGATTCATCAACATCACAAGTAATTTGACCTTCAAGCGTGCCGCCTAATTGAAAAACACCATCACTATAAGCCGTTATGTATTTGCCCTGTCCTGGATGGGTAGATGCTATCATTGCGGTCGCATCAGCATAATTTGCATGAAAAGTCCATGCGCTACCATTTACTCTAATACCATCACCACCATCAAAAACACTAATAGGCGCAAGAACTCCATTTTTGTCGTGATTTACACCCCAAACCAAATCATTAATGTTTAAAGCGTCTGGTACGATATTGCGAACCTTGCCAAAAACGCGGATTTTGTTTTGCCCTTTAATATCGTTAGGAGTACCTTCCAAACCAGTTACGCCGCTATTCGTACCCGCGTAAACTGATGGTGAAATCTCGCGGTCAAGTTCTAGCTGCCTATCACGAAAACGGAAAACCACTTCTTTTAAATCACCAGTAGCCTGCTCAATCGTGCCGCTGATAACAGTGACAAAAGTACTATAATCCGCCAAATGGTCGCCTAATAATAGCTTACCCTCAAACCCATACCCATAATCAAGCCAAGCGTCATATTCGCCGCTGATATTGTCAATTACAAGCTCGCCATAGGCTAACTGACTTCCACCAAAAGTTCTACCATTTGCCACAATTGCGCGCCGTAAATTTGCCGCTTGCTTAATTGCAGGCGCATAATATCCAGCCGCACTTGGATGGTTATAACCATAAGGCGCGGAAGCAACACGCAAAACATTGGTTGCAGGGCTTCCCTCTATACCCGCCGTTACTTCTGCAAGCCAAATTAAAGACATATCAACCCGCCGCCATTAAACGTTGGCTGCGCTGCATATCGGCAAGCTGTCCTTGTACGCCTGCCAGCATATCGGCATTAACGTTGCCAGATTCTGCCGTGACTTTTACAAGGCTTGCCGTAATACGAATTAGAGAATCCATCTTACCGTCTAAGCTGCTACCGCCGCCGCTATTGATTGATTGCAAAGCACCCATACCAATGCGAGAAGCCGCCGCACGATTCACCACAAATTCGCCACTGGTAAGCATTGCAGGGATGGTATCAATACCGCCGCCCCCTGTTACAAGACCGCCAGTTGCAAAGCCCTTAGCGCCTGCTGCCCGCATAGCTGCAATGATTGCAGATTCCTTGCCCACCGCCGCTGCTGATAATTGACCTGCACCCGTTGCGCCCGTATAACCTGTAACACTACGATAAATCGCTTCTGTTTGACCCACCGTTAAGCCGCTAGATGTAACCTCGTTAAGGTTGCGCCCTGCTGCATTGCTTGTGCCACCTGTAAATACGTCACGGCCTGTTTGTAATGCCGCAACCATGCGGTTAAAGCCATCCTGCAACACCTGAATTTGATTAGCAGCTGCTTGTGCAATGCCTTCCTGAATGGATACTTGCCGCGTGAATACCGAAAGTGTTGCTCTGCTCAAAGCTTCCGCCCTATCACGGTCTTGAGCGTAAACCATATTAAATCCGTTTACTTCACCAGAAAGCTCAAGGAAAGCAGGCAATAGCTGGCGCAATTCTTCCGCTGCACCTGCATCACCTAATTGAGCTTTTGCACCTAATACCTCAACTTGTGAGCGAATAGCTGCAAGCCGCTCTACAGGTGCAAGCGGCGAAAATTTACCGACAGTCAATTCCTGAATAAAATCAGTAAAGCTTTCTTTAATGCGGCTGAAACGTTGCACAAATTCATTTGCAGCCCGCGCTTGTTCGTTAAGCGCTTCAATTTGCAAATTCATTGTAGTAGTTAAAACGGTTTCAATCTCTGCAATTTTGGCCTGAACTTCAAACGCTTCTAATGCTTCTTTTTGCTCTTTATATAATTGATTGATTCGGTCTAATGGCAACCCTAACCGCTTTGCTTGCTCAATTATTGGATTAAATCTTTTATTTAATTCCGTCATTGCAGCATCAAAACGCGATATAGGATTAATCATTTCTTCAAATGATTTTAAAAATTCAATATCAGAAATTGCTTGGTCAACATTTGAGAAATCAACATTTTTTAAAGCCGCAGAAACAGCATCGCTAAACTTGCGTGTAGTGTTTTCGGTAAAATCTTTAAACAATGCCTCTAATAAGTCGCCCGCTTCTTTAAATTGTTTCCGCAAAGGCGAATCAGTATCAAACACTTTTAAATCTGTACCCTTTGCAAATTCAAAACCATACCTTTGAGAAACTGCAATCGATAACTTATCAGTAATATTGAAAAGCTTTGCCATAGCAGCCGCGCTACCAGAAAGCGCATCCACCATATCTTGGTTTTCTTGGCTAAACTTATCACCACGCAATCCGCCACGCGCTAAAATTTCGCCAGTTTCTAAATTTGTCGAACCCGTCTGCATACGGCTTGAAGGCTTTTTATTGCCAAATAATCCGCCGATTGCGTTTCCAATAAACGAACCTATCATAGGGCCGAGTATCGGAACGGGAATAAACGAACCCGCAATGGCTCCTACAGTTCCGCCTATATCAGCACCGATTCCACGCTGTCCAAATATTGCATTAGCTCCTAAGTTTCCTGCAAAACCACCAGCAGCACCACCAAGGGAACCACCAAAAGAGCCATTAGTTAAACTGCTTGCCGACGAAAGGCCAGTACCAGCAGCCGCTCTACCGCTCCATGGTAAGATTTCTCCCATACCAAAAGCACTGCCAAGTTTATCAAGCCCCATTCCCAGCATATCACCGCCACCAAATAGATTCATGGCGCTTGAACCTATGCTGGAAAGATTGCCTAAACTAAAACCGCCACCAGCAGAACCAGCACCCATCATGCCCGCAATATTAAGCCCCTGCGCCCCAAATATTTGTAGCGTGGCCATCCCCGCCGCCATTCGGAAAAATATCTTTTTAATTGCACCAGCCGCATCCGCCGCGCTATCAATCGAACCATCAAAAACGCCCTCAAACGTATCAGTAATAACATTCTGAATGTTTTTCATCGCGTTGATGTAAGGCTCTTCCATTAAGCGGCGGTTTTCTTCTGCTTGTTCCTGTAACTTTGCGGTGGTTTCTTCTTGCGCTTTAATGGCAGCTTTTGCTGCGTTGTTCGCTTTTACATTTTTAACAATTTCAGCAGCCTGTTTTTTCTGCGCCTCGGTCAGAGTGCCATAACGCTCTTCTAATTTTTTAAGCTCAAGCTCCACGTCATAGGCGGCTTTTGCTTGCTCATCCATCCCCATCGTTACGGTTTCATAAGTTGCCGCTGCCTGCATTTCATCAAGTGATTTCTGCAATTCATCGGCGGCTTTTTTTGCCGTTTTCATCTTATCAGCAAGGCCACCTTTGGGAGCCGAACCACCAGCCTTACCACCGCCCGAACCTTTACCAGAAAGCGCATCATTCAGCTTATTTTGAAGCTGGTATAATTCACCAAGTGCCTTAATGTTTTTGGTATATTCGCCGCGTGTTTCCGTTTCAGCATCAAGATTAAACGCTTTCAATAATGGGTTACTTGTACCCGCCGCAATTTTCGCTTTAAACTCTAATTCCGTTTGACGTAATTTTACATTTGCTTCTGCATCAAGGATTTTTGCTTTTACAGATTCAAGGCGATCCGCTGCGTTATCTCTTAACGCCTTTGATTCTTCTTCTAGCTTTGTTTTATTCTGGCCTGTGCTTTCCGCCAGCTTGTCATTCATAACAGCAAGGTCATCCGCTGCCTTGCTTGCGTCATCCATTTCAACGCGCAGTCTTTCAAGGTTTTCTTGCGCCTCGCTGCTTGAGTCAGAAAAAGCATAAATAGCCGTAGCCGCAAGGATTGCAACGCCGACTGGACCACCTAATAGAGCCATGCCGCGTGAGGCCAGTGTAGCAGCACCGCTAACCCCAACTAATGCCTTAGCCGCCAAAACAGAGCGGCCTTCCATTACACCAAGCGCAACTTGCACTGCCGCCAACTGCCTAGCCAGAATAATAGATTGCGCCCCCGCCATAACAGCAGCCCCAGCATACCTTGCACCAACCGCCGTTGCAGCAAATACTGCAACATCCGCAATAGCCTCAAAGTTCTCCGCTAAACCGTCAATGGATAGAGATAGCGTGCTAGTTGAGCTTGCGATTGCGTCACTTTTACCAATATAGCTTAAAAAAGCATTATCCAAGCGAGTAAGGGAGCGCGAAACAGTTGCCCCCATTTGTTCATATTCGGCATTAATGGTTGCAGCCCCGCGCTGTAATGCGCTTAAAAACTTATCAGTTGAAAGCTCGCCAGATTCCGCCATTTTTTTCATTTCGGCAGGAACGCGTAATCCTAACTCCTGCGCCACCACTTGCGCTAGGCGAGGGGCTTGGTCAATCAGCGAATTAATCTCTTGTGACGATGCCTTAAAGTCAGAAGCAATCGCTTGTGCAAGCTGCGTAACAGCCCCCTGCATAGCGCCCGCGCTCTCGCCAGTAATGGCAAAAGACTTTGCAACCGTTTCTGTAATTTTTAAGACATCAAACTGCTTTTTTTGCGTCGCATCTAACGATTGATTAAGGCGAACATAAAGGCCCGTATTAGCAGCAACCGAAGTGCCAGATTTCTGCGACAATGCCAGCAAGTCAGCTTGAGCCTTTGCAGTCTTTTGCGTAGAACCTGTAACAGTATTTAAGCGGCCTTCTAGCTGCTTAAACGAATCAGAATACTGAATAACTTGACGGATACCTTGCGCGCCAAAATACAAAGCACCCGCCGCGCCTATCTGCTTAAAGCGTTTTTCAATAACGCTCGTTGTCTGCTCACTTTTGCGCTGAAAAGTGTTTAGCGAATCCTCGCCGCGCTTTAACTCACGCCGCATCGTTTCGGTAGTGGCATCAATACGAACTAATAGCCGTTCTAATTCAGTTGCCATTACCGCGCCCTTTTCATCTGCTCATTATGGTATTTTGCAGCCTCTTTCAAATTAGAGAATTTCGGCTGCTTATCTTCTTTGCCGCCTTTTGACTTCTGAAAACCACGAACCCGCGCTTGCCATTCCATCATCGTCTGATTCCAAAAGTCATCAGGCGACATATTCAAAACCCCAAAAGCAAGCTCCATCCAATCCTTGAACGGAAGCCTTACTTGCGAGGCTTTCTTTGAGGCTTTCCCGCTGGCTTTTCAACCTCGCCTGTCTTGTAAGCAGTGGCAAAAAAGGCAGTCAATGCGTTGGTGCATTCTTCAAGCGAGCCATTACTAAAAGCAGTTTCCGCCGCTTCTTCTTCTGGCAACGTTTTATCAGAGTTAACCATAAGAAAACCAGCAACACGAAACACAAAAGACGTGCCTTTTTTATCCTGATTTAAAAAGCGGCTTTCATAATCTTCAAGCAAGCTAAGGGTAGCGCGTACTTTGTACTTTACGCCACCAATAACAAACTCACATTCATTGCGATGATGATTCATAAATTATGCCGCTTCCTGAATAACAAACTCGGTATTAATACCAACGCTAAATGTAGTCATTGTAATGCTGTCTACGTTATTAACTTCAGTGGTATCGGACATTGCTTTGCCGTTGAAAAAGATATTGGTATCTTGCAAAGGTGAACCACCATCATAATCATTTAATGCAATGCGGAAACAGTAATCAGAATCGGAACCAACCGCAACACGGATTGCATCTTGACCCGCATTGTCAATATCATGTCCAGCGGTGAGTGTAATCGTACCGGGATTTTTAGAACCCTTGAACTTGCGAACAAGGCGGTCAGAAAGTGAGGTGAAAGTGATTTCGTTGTAAGTCATGCCAAAAGGTGAAATGCTTTCCACTTCACCAATTTCAACCCAAGTTTTAGCAAGGTAAGCGGCAAGGTTTTCGCTACCAGTGGAAACGCCACCGATATAAATTTTCGAACCAGCTGAAGTATGTATGGCCATTTTAGTCTCCTAAAGTTAATGTTGTGTTATTATACGCAATTTTACGCTTCCTTGAAAGGTTAAATTATCAGGCTCGCGTGAAGTATGTTTGTTTTGAACAAAAGACTGCACCATCGTGCCAGATTCCAGTGTTAAAGCCTTGCGGTGAAGTGCATCGTCAATATCAGCCATGATTTCGACAACCTCTTTTTGTCCCCTGTATTGTGACCATATCGAAAGATAAACCATGCGCTCGTCCTTGCGGCTGTTCAAAAAATCC